GCAACACCAACACCAACTAGTACTACGGCTACGCCTACACCAACTCCTACTATAACACCAACTAGTACTACTGCTACTCCTACGCCTACAAGTACTACTGCTACTCCTACACCAACTAGTACTACGGCTACTCCTACTCCTACGAATACTGCAACTCCTACAAATACAACCGCTACTCCTACTCCTACTACAACGACGGCTACTCCTACTCCTACGAGTACTGTAACACCGACTACTACTACTGCAACACCAACACCAACTAGTACCACTGCAACTCCTACGCCTACAAGTACTGTAACACCTACTACTACAACTGCAACCCCTACTCCTACTAATACAACTGCAACCCCTACTCCTACGAGCACTGTAACACCTACTACTACGACAGCTACACCTACTCCTACAAATACAACCGCTACTCCTACTCCAACAAAGACTGTAACACCTACACCATCTGTACACCAGATAACTAGTATAGACTTATTTACTACTAATGCTAGTTGGACTGGATTAAATGCTGGTGATAATAATTCAACAAGTGCTTGTGGAACTATTGGAATTGGTGACTCAGAATATGAAGACGTAGTTATAATCAAAGCAGCAGCTAATGGAAATGATAATTATCCTGAAGTAAATGACTTAGTTAAAAAAGGATCTCAAACAGCAACCGGAGGAGGTTATTTCGGATATGTAGATACTTCAGGTAGATTTGGAGCAGGACCTCAAAATGCTTATATTACTATAACCGGTACAGGACATATTGATGGTGTTTATGCATGTGATGCAACTCAAACTCCTACTCCTACTCCTACCCAAACAATAACTCCTACTTATACTCCTACTTATACTCCTACCGAAACTATAACACCGACTAATACTCCTACCAATACAGCTACACCGACTAATACTACAGCAACTCCTACAGTAACTCCTACTAAGAGTTCTGGCGGTGGAGTACCTCCTGGACCAGGTAAAGGTAATGCTATGTGGAACGTATCTGATTGTGTTACAGGAACTATATACTACGTAAGTAAAACTCAAGGATGTATTGGTGGTAACTCAGCAGTCTTATCAACTAGCTTTAGCTCAGGTGATGTTGTACAGTTCGGTACGAATACTAACTGTCCTAACTATAGTACTGGATGTGGTACGATTGTAGGGGATTCAAATAATACTGCTACCGGAGTAATTACTCAAGATGCAATTCAAGCTAACTGTAGCGATACAGATTGTTTCGAATAAGTTGTATAATTAAATAATTTTAATTAAATTATATATTATGGTTACAGTACCAACATGGACCTATCAAGGTCAACTTATTACCCATATAGATGATATGCCCGAAGGCAGTTATGGTTTTATTTATAAAGTTATTCATAAACCCTCAGGTAAGAAGTATATAGGAAAAAAAGTTTTATATTTTGAAAGAAATAAAAGACTAGGCAAAAGAGCCTTAGAAGCTTTAAGAGAAGAAAGAGCTAAGAAAGGAATCAAAGGCAGGGTACCTCTAAAGCAAAAAGTAATAAAAGAATCAGACTGGAAAGATTATCACGGTTCTCATTTAGAAATAAAACGATTATTAGAAAAAGATGGACCTATGGCTTTTCAAAGACAAATATTATCTTTCGTCAAAAGTAAGAAAGAACTAACTTATTATGAGTGTAAAGAGCTATTTATTAATGAAGTACTAGAGAGAAATACTGAGTATATTAATGATAATATATTAGGTAAATTCTATAGAAAAGATTTTTTAGATGAAACTAAGTAAGATAATTTTACACGAAGACGGCCACGGAGATGGTTACGAAGAAGGTAACATAAAGCTTATGGGTGATATAATTTTGCCTATAGATAAAGAAATGGTTCTTCAAGCTGAAGAAGATAAATACAATAGAGGTCTTTTAGTTACCAATAATAAAGACAAGAGTTATGATATAGCATACTGGGCTGATAAATTTGAACCTTATCCGATAGAAGTAGAAATAGATGGTAAATCTGTTGCTAAAGAAGCTAAGGTAATAAAATTATTATTTCACCCAGAAATGGACGAAGAAAAAGGCGAATTTAAAAAAAGAGATAAAAACGAAGCTTTTGATGAATTAGATGATGGATTCGATGAAGAGATGGAAAAATTAATTAAAGCAGGACCTAGATTAAATAAAGATAGGTTCAAAGATGTAATTTACTATATTCATAATAATTGGATGGCAGGTAACTACGGAGATGATTATGCTATCAGAAGAATTAGTACTTATTTAAATAATGCATAAGATGATAAAATTAAAAGAAATAGTAGGATACCCGTCATTAAGCTATCATATAGAAAACGGTCTCTCTTTACATGAGCATGTCTACCGCTATTCTAGCGAAGGGTTTATTAACTTATTCAAAGAAGCGAGAGAGGCGCATAGAGACGGGCAAATACAGCTTAACGAAGAAGATAAGTACTTAGTAGAGAATACTGATATAGGAGAATATGGAGAGTATAATGGTATGACAGTACCTTTAGATTTACCAATGGTTTCTCCTAAATACAATCCTCTGTTTGAAATCGGTTGTGTTATCGATGAAATGTTTGAAAACGAAGACATAATTGATGAAGCAGCTTCTTTAGACGAAATGGTCGATTACGATCTAGTAAAAGAATTAGTAGAGTCTATAGGGGGTAATATAAACATGGAAAGATTTAGAAAAGCAGTTTCAATTCAAAACGAAACATTTGATTATAATGGTTTTGATATGCTTAAAGCTAGTGTTGATTACATACCCGAAGCTGAGTACAGAGGTAAAAAAGTACAACTTAACAAACCTAAAAGAGGCGGTAGTAAAAAATTCTACGTATATGTGAAGTCTAAAAAAGGTAACGTTAAAAAAGTATCATTCGGAGATACAGGCCTATCAGTTAAACTAAAAAAGAGAGGTGCAAGAGCATCTTTCGCTGCACGTCATAAATGTGCTCAAAAGAAAGATAAAACTAAACCAGGATACTGGTCCTGTAATATAGGTCGTTATTGGAAATCATTAGGAGGAAGCTCTAACTTTTCAGGATATTGGTAAAATGAAAATAAAAGATATTTTGTTCGAACAGAAAGAATTTAAGTTATTAGAATTACCTTATAAGTATAATGCATTAGAACCTCATATAGATAAAGAAACTATGGAGGAGCATCATAACAAACATTTAAAAGGGTATGTAACTAAATTAAATAAAGCATTAGGAGGTAAATTTAAACCTTTATCTGAAATATTTGACAATATAGATCAGTACGATAGTGCTGTTAGAAATAATGCCGGTGGAGTATATAATCATAATGTATACTTTAATTTATTATCTCCTAAACCAGAAAAACAACCTGTTGGTGAATTAAAAGAAGAAATAGAAAATTATTTTGGTTCATACGACGATTTTAAAGAAAAATTCAAAGCAGCAGGCTTGGGTCAATTTGGTTCTGGATGGGCATGGTTAGTGTACCATGACGGTGAATTAAAAATTACTTCTACTCCTAATCAAGACAACCCATTGATGAGTAAAGAAGGAAAGGTTATCATAGGTATGGATGTTTGGGAACATGCATACTATCTCAAACATAAAAGCCAAAGAGGTGATTATATCGATGATTTTTTTGAAGTACTTTGCTGGAATCAAGCTGAAGAAAATTATCAGAATATAATTAATGGCTAGACCTTACAACGAAATTACCAACCAAGAAGAAGGGTACGTACTTAGAGAGTTTTCTAACGATACACCTTCGTTTGAATATGTTTGGCATAGAGATAAAGAGGATAGGTATATTGAAGCTACTCACAATACTGACTGGAAGTTTCAACTTGATAATGAATTTCCTCAAGAATTAACAAAAAACAAACTATTTATACCAAAAGAGACCTATCACCGTCTTATAAAAGGAACTGGTGATTTGAAGCTTAAAATTTATAAATTATGAACTGTAATTGTAAAACATGTAATTGCGATCCTTGTGATTGTTCTTGTAGCTGCTGTTAATTATGAAATTATCCAGTATAATATTTGAAGGCTTTAGAGAAGACGTTAGTATAGTAAACGGAGAAAAATACTCTGTTGACTGGTTAGGTAATGCTGATACTTTACAAGATTTTCAAGATGCATTAAAAAGAATGCCTGAAACTATTGAATATATCAATATACCAACTGATGATAAATTATTTAACCCTACTGCTAAAAGAATAAAACCAAAAGGTAGTTGGAAACTTGAAGTATATGCTACTGTAAAAAAAGTAATTGATATGCATGAAAAAGAAGGCAACGAATTAGAAGGCATTAGAATTAGCTCTTATTACGGCATAGGACCTAAAGGTGCAGATGATCATCCAATTTACGTTTCAATTGATACAAAAGAGTCTCGAGAATTTGGTGATGCAATGGCTCGAGGTGATTACGGTCCATTAGATTAAAGACTATGAAACTATCAAAAGTCATATTAGAAAACAACAAAGTAGTAACTAAAAAAGAGTTAGTAATGTCTGCAGAAGATATAAATACTCTTTCAGAAACTATTGCAGAAAAGCTTAATGATTATCTAGATATTGATAAAAAAGAAGTATTAAGCGGTATAGTTAAGGAAGCTATTGAAAAAATAGTTAACTAATAAGTTGTATATTCGGAAGTAATTTCTTATATTAGTATATAAGTTACGGACGAACTATATGGACTACACTTTTCTTCTAGGTAGTATAGAAAATATTTTAGGCAAAAGTTACAAAAGAGCTAGAGAGAACCATGCTTTTAACTGCCCTTTCTGTAATCATCATAAGCCTAAACTTGAAATCAACTTTAGAACTAACGAAAAAGGACAGAATCCTTGGGAATGCTGGGTATGTCAAACTAAAGGTAGAACGATTAAGTCTCTACTATACCAGTTAAAAATTCCTAGAGATCAAGCTACAGAGGTACTAAGATATGTCCCTAAAGGATCTGAAACAGAATATAGAGAAGTAGCTGCAGTTCAGCTACCAAAAGAGTTTAAAACCTTATATAATGCTTCTACGACCTCTATAATAGCAAATAAAATAAAAAAATATCTTTATGAGAGAGGATTTAGCGACAATGATTTTATTAAATACAACGTTGGGTATTGCACAGCTGGAGAGTATGGAGGACGAATTATTATCCCAAGTTATTCTGAATCGAATATCCTCAATTATTTTATTGCAAGAACTCATGAGGGATCCTATCACAAGTACAGGAATCCTGAAGTTTCCAAAGACATAATATTTTTCGAGAACTTAATTAATTGGAATCAGCCTGTTATTTTATGCGAGGGAGTATTTGATGCTATAGCAATTAAAAGAAACGCTATTCCTATACTGGGAAAGACCCTCTCTAATACATTAATAAAGAAACTTATATCAAGTAATAACAAAGACATTTATATAGCTTTAGACACTGATGCTAGATTAAAAGCATTAGAAATAAGCGAACACTTACTTAGTTTAGGTAAAAGAGTATTTTTAGTTAAACTAACTGACAAAGATCCTTCGGAAATGGGATTCAAACAATTTACAGAACTTGTACAAACAGCAAAGGAATTAGACTTAAGTACTCTAATGATGCATAAATTAGAAATATGATAAAGCAAGGAACAAATATTCTTAAAGAAAATGATAAGAATAGATTACAATTTAACCCTGAATTAAAACAAATTAACTTTCTTGATAGGAGAGTTTATAAAAGATCGGAAGGAGTATATTACCCGTCCGTAACTACAATACTCCAGTATATGCCCAAAGCTAAATTCTTCGAAACATGGTTGAAGGATGTTGGGCATAACGCCGATCTAATTATGAGAAAAGCAGGTAAAGAAGGTACTCAGGTACATGAAGCTGCCGAGAAGTTAATAAGAGGAGAAGAGGTATCTTGGATGGATGACTTCGGAAATGCTAGGTATTCTCAACTAGTATGGGAAATGATATTAAAGTTTTATGAATTTTGGAAAACTTATAACCCTAAACCTATATCAGCAGAAGAGTTTGTATTCTCAGATAAGCATAAATACGCCGGTACTGCTGACTTAGTTGTTGAGTTAGATGGAGAGACTTGGTTATTAGACCTTAAAACTTCTAATAGTATACATAAGTCCTATGATCTTCAACTAGCAGCTTATGCTAAAGCATTAGAAGAAACTAAAGGAATAAAGATAGATAGAACAGGAATTATTTGGTTAAAAGCTCATACTAGATCTAATTCTAAAAAGAAGGGAGTATATCAAGGTAAAGGCTGGCAGATAAGGGTAGTTGACGATATAGATAATAATTTTGAATTATTTAAAATGATTTATAAACTATACTCTTTAGAAAACCCTACAGTTGAACCTATTTATAATAGTTACCCTACAACTTTAAAAATTTAATTATGAATAGAGGACCAGAAAAATTAGGAAGATTTATCGGAGCTATAGTAGTAATAACGCTATGTTTGTTATTCTCAAGCTGTTCTACATATAGACTATCTACTCTCAACCACGATCCAGTATATGGTCCTGAAGTAGTATTAGAAGTACCATCTGATACTAAAATAGATACTATTGATTCATATTTTAAATTAAGATATAAACTAAAAAATGACTTTAGGTTTAGATGGGACTTTGCTCAATATGCTATGAACCAACCTTTAAGTTGGTATAATAGTAACCCTAGACTAGAAGGTTTATGGAAACCTTATAATAGATTTGATGTTTACTTTTATAGTAACTGGTTTTGGTCCGACTGGGCATTCAACTACCCATATGGTAATTATTATGGATGGAATAGCTGGTATAGACCTTGGGGATGGAATAGCTGGTATAGACCATACAGCCCTTGGAACAACTGGTACGAAGGTCCTTGGCATAACCCAGGCTATAACGTAATCTGGAATTCAAGTAGAAGGGGAGAAAGAGATATAGCTTATATTAATGGACCTAGAGGAAGTAGAACAAATTCAATTATATCTAGAGATAATAACAATATTGAAAATACTATAGTAAGAAGATATAATAAACCAAGAAACAATAATAATAATATTGATAATATAGTAAATGAATTAAGAGAAAACTATAATGTAAAACCTAGAGTTTACAATAATCCTAATAATTATAACAATGATCAAATTAACGGACTTAATATTAGAAGCAACAGATCGACCGAAGGTAATAATAATGGCTGGAGGAGCAGCGGTGGGCAAATCGTACCTCCTAACTCAATTAGGCCTGTCTTCCCTTCCTCAAGTCAATCCGGACAAGTACGTGGAGGATCCGGAACATCCGGCGTACAACAATCTGGGGGCAGGAGCTCGTCTGGCGGACAAGGAGGCAGAGGATCTAGCAGCATCAGGAACTAGCTTCGTCTGGGATACTACAGCTTCTAATCCTAAAAAGGTACAAGACCTAAAAGATAAGGGGTATGATATATACATGATTATGGTATATACTCATCCTATGATATCTTATATATCTAACTTTTTAAGAAAAAGAAAAGTACCTGGATCAGCTGTATTCCAAACCTGGAGAAACGTTTATCAATTAATAAAGGATTATTATAAAATGACTAACGGTAATATGTCTATTTTTATTAACGATAGAGGTGGTAAATTTGATAAAGAAATAAAAGCTTTTGATACTGCAGCTAAAAATGGACCTGCAGGAATTAAGGATTATCTACTTAGATATAATGAAGAAAATGGCATAGAAGGTTCTACATTTTTCAAACCTGTTGAAATGTCTAAACAGGAAGAAGAAGAATTTAAAAAAGCTATAGTAGGAGTAGATTATGATTTTAAGAGTAGATCTGAAACTAAAGCTTTACAACAAGCATTTTTAAAAGCATATAGAAATAATGGAGTAGGACCAGGAGCTGATAAGTTAAAAGATGCTGTTAAAAAATATAGAGATAGAAAAGAGAAGAATGATACAAGGCATGAACAAGTATTAGATAATATAGCTGATATGTTATTTAATCCAACTTTTCAAGAACTGCTTAATCATTCTACACCTCAGGAAATAGATAAAAATGTACAACAGTTTTTAGCATGATAGCATTATATCCTGGAGCTTTTAAACCACCTCATAGAGGTCATTTTGATGTAGTAAAAGATTTATTATCTAATTCTCATAAAGGTAAAGTTTATGATATAGATAATTATTTAGATGCAGGAGAAGAGGTATTAAAAGGTAAAGGAGATAAATTACAACCTATTGAAAAAGTAATTATTTTTATAGGAGGTAATACTAGAAATGGAATTACACCTGAAGACTCAGAAAGAATCTGGAATATTTATAAGAAATATTTAGGTGATATAGAAGTTGTATTAGGAGAAAAAAATCCTATGTACGCTTCAAGTAAATATGCTAAAGAGAGACCTAATGATGATTTTTATGCTATAACAGGTGTAAGAGGAAATGAAGATTTAGTAGACTTAAAAAGAGTTACTACTTTTAAAAATAGAGATAATGTAGATGGACTAGCTGTAACAACAGATAGTTCTAAACAAGTTAGAGCAACTAATTTTAGAAATGCTATTTTAAGCGGTAATTTAGATGATATTAGAGATTTTTTCCCAAAAGAAATAAGTAGAGAAGATATTTTAAATATAATAAAAATGTTAAAGTCAAGTATAGTAGCGGAACAGTTAAATAAAAAAATTGAAGAAACTATAACTGAAACGTTTAAATCAGAAAATAATTCTGGAGCTCCTGTAGCTCCTAGATCAATTTTAAAATCTAAAGATAGATCTTATCTGGTAAATGCTTTTAATAAATTAAGAGATATAGATGATAAGTTACATATAACATTTAATCAAGATCATATTAGAATCACAGTAAAAGACGATGAAGATTTAGGAAACAGATTTGATTATACGCCATTTTTTGGTTCTTTATTAGAGTATATGTTAGATCAAAAAATGAATATAAGACCTTTACCAGAAGTAAAAATTAGAAGAGATATTGGAGAAGCAGCAGATTTTTTTGGTAGAACAGCTTATTATAATCCTAATACAAATGAAATCGTATTATACGTTGAAGGAAGACATCCTAAGTACGTTATGAGATCATTTGCTCATGAGATGGTTCATCATATGCAAAATATAGAAGGTAGGTTAGGAAATATAGATACTACCAATACTAATGAATCAGATGCATTATTAGAATTAGAAAAAGAAGCATATTTACAAGGAAATATAGTATTTAGAAACTGGGAAGATTCTGTAAAAAATAAATAATGAGTAAAAGCATAGTAGAGTTATTAGAAGCATACCCTCTGCCAGAACAGAAGGAAAAACCACCATATAAAATATATTGTGATATGGATGGAGTACTTACTAACTTTGAATCTAGGTTTGAACATTTTACAGGTAAGTCACCAAAACAATACGAAAAAGAGTTTGGTTTAGAACAGTTTTGGCATTTAATAGATTCTAAAATAGGAGTAAGATTTTGGGTTGGTATGGATTGGATGCCTCAAGGAAAAGAACTATGGAGCTTTATTAGTCCATATAGTCCTTCCTTACTTACTTCACCGTCTAGAGATAATACATCTAGATTAGGAAAAAATTTATGGGTTAAAAATAATTTAAACCCTAAACCAAAAGTTATATTTGCATACTCAAAAGATAAGCAAAGATACGCTGATGAGAATAGCATTTTAATTGATGATAAAAAGTCTAATATTAACGAATGGAATGCTCAAGGCGGAATTGCAATTAGATGTAAAGACGGAGATGTAACTTCAGTTATTAATGAATTAAAAGAGTTAGGTTATGAGTAAAGAAACACTTTTAAAGAAAGATTTTAAAGAAAGTGATGTTCAACGAATTAGAAATATAGTAAACAAAGATTTTACCTCAGGTACTAAAATTCAAACAGGTTATCGAAAATCTTCTAAGAAACACAAGGAAGGCGATATATGGGAAGAAGGAGGAAAGCAGTGGACTATAAAAGATGGTATTAAACAGAATATTACTAAATTAGATGCAGCTAAAAAAGCACTACGAATGCCTTTATGCTGTCCTAAGTGTGGAGGTCCATTAGAGCATTGGATGGCTAAAAAAATGTATAAGATACATGGATTTTGTTTTGACCCTTGTACTGTAGAGTTTGAAGCTGATTTAAGAAAAGCTGGTCTATATAAAGACTATGAAAGAAAAATGATTACCGGTAATATTAAAGAGTTTGTAAATGATATAGAAAGTTGGGTTTTAAATTCTATAAACGATAAGAGTTCTTTTGTTACTGAAGCAGGAGATGTAGAAGATTGGGGTGGAATGTCAAATAAAGCAAAAAAGAAAATATTACAAGATTTAAAAGATTATACTTCCAGAATACGAAAGCAGTTATAAAGATATATTTATATAAAAGCAAGTAAATGGCTACACAAAGAGAAATACTAGAAAACGTATTAAAAGAGTTAGTTAATATCAAAAAACATATGCCTAATGGTGAATTACAAGCACTAATAGAGGATGTGAAAGATATGAAAGAAGATATGTCTGAACTTAAGTATACTTTACTTAATCCTGAAGACGGGGTAATCGTCAAAACTAATCAAAATACTTTGTTTAGAAAACAACTTGAAGGTAATCAAAAAGAGTTTGATAATAAGATGTTAGAAGTTGAATCTATCAAAAGATGGAAAGACGGAGTTAATAAAGCTCTGTGGGTAGTCTTTGGAGTACTAGCAGCAATAATTATCAATATGATATTTATGCATAAGGAGCTATGATAGATAACCAACAGATACATCAATTAACTATTGAATCTTTAAGAGATTGGTTTAAAAAAGAGAAATGGGTTCGTATATCTACTTCTGGTAATATAGCAGGACCTTGTGGTACATCTAAAAATAAAAAAAATCCCGATAGATGTTTGCCACGAGCTAAAGCTCAATCTTTGACTAAAGCACAAAGAGCAGCTACAGCAAGGAAGAAAAAGAAAGCGGGTGCTAAAGGAAAGACAGTCGTGAAAAATACAAAAAAAGCAACAGTAAAAAAAGAAACTAAAGGAGCTCCAAAAGGACATTACTTTACTAAATCTGGTAACTTAGTTAAAGGAAGATTAACTCAAGATGCTAGAGAAAGAGGAGCTAGATTAAGTGACCCAAAAGATAAACAAAGATCTAAAGTTCCACCGGTAACTCAATATAATGAATTAGAACTACCATCAGCGGCTTTAACTAAGATTAATGCTGATGTTAAAAATGCTAAAACTATGGCATTATCTATTTTACAGTATATTGATGCCGTAGACGATAAAGAACAACCAGCTATCTTTAAAAATCCTAAATTAAGAAGAGCAATAGAGTTATTAAAAGATTTAGGTGACGATCAACCTGTTCAAGAACCTACTAATGAAACTGCTAATCCTCAAGATGGTAAAGCAGCACCATTTGGTTCTGGGTTTAAAAAAGTAAATGAAATGACTATAGAAGATATAAAAAACTTGACAGTAGGTCTTTTGCATGAAATACAAGGTAAAGAAGTATTGATGGAAAAAGATGATAGATGTACAAGAATAGCAAAACGTAAATATGATACCTGGCCATCAGCTTATGCTTCAGGAGCAGTAGTTAGATGTAGAAGAGGTGAAATTTGGAAAGGACAGAAATAATGCCAGCAAAACTTAAACCTAGTAGTAAAGAATATGTAAGAGATGCCAGAGGCAAAATGACTAATAAGTTTACTTGGAAGCATTATACTCCTCATAATACATCTACCGAAGAACTAAAAAAGATGTATGAAGGAGATAATTTTAAAAGAAAAAAGAATATTATTAAAAGAGAGTTAATTAGAAGAAATGCCTTTAACTAAAAAATCAGATGCAGGAGATTACGTAGACGATTTTGAAAAATCTAAAGCTCCACAATTCAAGGGTAAGTCTAAGAAGAAGAGACGTGATATGGCTATAGCTGCGTATCTTTCTAATAAAAATGAATTAGCTGAACTATTGAGAGAAGTTATTAGAGAAGCTGATCCAAAAAAAGGTACTGGTAAAAAACCTAAAGGTTCTAATAGAAGGTTATATACCGATGAAGATCCTTCCGATACAGTAAAAGTAAAGTTTAGTACCAGACAAGATATAGTTGATACCTTAGCTAAAAAAACTTTTAAGTCTAAATCTCACGCTAGACAATCACAAGTTATTAATTTAATACATCAAAGAACTAGAGCTGCTTATGGCAGAACTAAAGATCCAAAAAAGAAAAAAAGACTTAAATCTGCTTTAGATTATATTACTTCTAGAAAAGAGGCTTCTAAAAGAAAGACTCAAAGAATGAAAAA